GTAATTTTTATACTGGTAAATATTTATTTACTGTTGACTATACAGACAGCGATATAGCTGATGACCCTGCACAACATAAACAGTCTCATGTTTTATATCTTTTAGATGCAGGAGCATGGACAGGTAATATAGTGGCATTACCTAATAACAGGGTCAGGGCAACAAGTCCTGCACTGTGGCGAACAGGAGAGGGTGCACCAGACTTTACACCTTCACAATGGACTCACTCAGCAGAGTCACATGAGTCATATTTGAATCCTGATATAACATTTAACAATCTATATTCTGATGGTAGCGAAGTTAGAAACAATAAGAAAAAAGATAAAAAGTAAAAAGAAACTTGGATTTTCTGAAAGAGCAAGAGCAGTCAACAAAGGGCTGCTCCCATCAAAAGCAAAAAAGAAGAGAAAAAAATAATGCCTCATTATACTAAGCCTTTAAAAAAAGTCATAGGCAAATTAAAAAAAGCCTCTAAAGCTCACGCTAAACAAGCAAGAGTTTTAAGCAAAATAGAAAAAGACCAAAGAACAAGATATAAGAAAAAACATGGCACGACCAAAAAAAAGAGACCCTAAAGTTGGTACTGGTAAAAAACCTAAAGGTTCCGATAGACGTTTATATACGGATGAGAACCCTAAAGATACAGTTAGAATCAAATTTGCTACTCCGGCTGATGCCAGAGCAACGGCTGCTAAGGTTAAGAAAATTAATAAACCATATGCGAGAAAGATACAAATACTTACAGTCATGGAACAAAGAGCAAAAGTAATGGGTAAAAGTGAAGTTGTAAGAATAGCAAAAGCAGCTAAAGTAGCACTAAAAAGGAAACATAAGAAATGACATATAAATTAGAAGATGAACCAAAGAAATGTCCTACTTGCGAATGTTATGACTGTGTGCCGGAAGAATGTACCTGTGATTGTCACCCAGTTAAAAAAGATAAAGACCAACTAGAGTTAGATGTTTAGTGGTAGAATTTATTCTTATATTTATGATAGGAAAAGATATAGTTAATCAAACTCAAGTATTTAGAGATGTTAATAAATGTATATACTTTGCAAAAAAATTACATGACCAACCAGTTGTACCAACAGAAGATGGAAATAAATCAATAACAGCATACTGTAAACCAATACCAAAGAGAAAAAGATAATGGACCCGGCTACTATAGGAATAGCATTAACTGCAGCAAGTGGAGCTTTTAACGCAATTAAAAAAGGGTTCCAAATGGGTCGTGATATAGAATCAATGGGTAAAGATTTGTCCCGTTGGATGGGAGCAATGAGTGATGTAGATAATGCAGAAAAGACCTCTAAGAATCCATCTGCTCTACAAAAGTTATTTAAAGGTAAAGAATTAGAAGCTAGTGCTATAGAAGCATTTACAGCAAAGAAAAAATTAGAAGCTCAAAGACAAGAGCTTAAGTCATTTATAAATTTTCATTATGGAGCTAACAGTTGGAATGAAATACTCAAAATGGAAGCTGACATTAGACTACGCAGAAAACAAGAAATTTATGAAAGACAAGAATTAATCCGAAAAATATGGGAAGGCGTAGGTTGGGTTCTCTTATTTTGTACATTAGTAGGATTCGTATTTTTCCTTGCATGGCTTTGGAAAGAAAAAAGAGGAGCATAAATATGGCAGCAAAAAAGAAAACTAGAAAAACTGGAGGGGCAAAACCCAAGAACCCTTCGTTATACGCTAGAGTAAAAGCAGAAGCAAAACGTAAATTTAAGGTATATCCATCAGCTTACGCAAATGCTTGGTTAGTTAGAACATATAAGAAACGTGGTGGTACGTACTAATGGCTAAACCTACAGGTGGCTTAACTAAATGGTTCAAAGAAGATTGGCGTGATGTTAAGACAGGTAAAAAATGTGGTAGGTCAGGTAAAGAAAAAAAGTCTAGACCTTATCCGGCTTGCAGACCAAAAGCAGTTGCAGGCAGAATAAGTAAATCTGAAGCAAGAAAGAAAACAGGACCTAAAGCTGTTAAATGGTCTGTTACAGCTTCAGGCAGAAAAAGAAAGACTACACGTAAAAAGAAATGACACGTAATTATAGAAAAGAATACGACAGTTATCACTCTAAACCTAAACAGAAAAAGCGTAGAGCATCACGAAATACAGCTCGTGCTATAATGGCTAGGAGAGGACTTGTAACAAAAGGTGATGGCAAAGATGTACATCATAAAACAGGTAATCCAATGAATAATAAAAAATTATCTGTAAAATCAAAAAGTAAAAATCGTTCTTTTGCTAGAACGAAAACAGCAAGAAAGAAGAATCCTCGTGCATAAAGAATTAACAGAATTACAAGCAAGATTTTTAGATGCATTGTTTGGACCTGCAAAAGGCAATCAAGCAAAAGCTATGAAGATGGCAGGATACTCTGAGAACACAAATCCTCATCACATAGTTAGTTCATTACGTTCTGAAATAATAGAACGGGCAGAATTAGAAATGGCAGCTAATGCACCAAAAGCAGTATTATCAATGGTTGGAGTTATAGATGACCCATCAGCTATTGGTAACAGAGAAAGATTAGCTGCATCACAACAAATACTTGATAGAGTGGGATTATCAAAAGTAGAAAAACTAAATGTAAGTACTGATAAACCTATGGGAGTATTTATATTACCGGCAAAGACAGATGATAGCGATAGCACAGAAACTGAATCCAACGAATAGATATTCTACATTGAAAGGACCTACAGTTCCTTGGGGATATAAAATAAATAAAATAGACCCTCAATTATTAGAACCTATTGAAGAACAATTAGAAGCTCTACAGTTAGCTGAAGAATATTTAAGAGAGTCCTCTTATCCTGAAGTATCAAGATGGTTATCTGAATATACAGGGCGTACCATAACTCCTATGGGATTATGGAAACGAATAAAAACAGACAAAAGAGACAGAAGAAGATATGCTGAACAAAAATGCAACGCTTCCAAGACCGAAGCTGAAGGCAACGTCAAAACGAAAGCCTTTAACTAAAGAAGAACGAGATATAGCGAAAGCTAAAAAACAGCAGAGGTCTGCTAAAATAAAATTAAACATAGCTCAACGTAAGTTAGCTAAGATTGCAAACGTAACAGAAGACGATGAAATTAAAGAAAAAGCTACAGAGAGTTTACCAGAAACTTATTATAAACAGGATGAGGTACGTCAAGAAGTATTATTTAAACCAAATCCGGGACCACAAACAGAATTTTTAGCTGCACCTGAGAGGGAAGTTCTATATGGAGGGGCAGCAGGAGGAGGGAAAACTTTTAGTTTAATAGTTGACCCTCTTCGTTATTGTAATAACTCAAACATGAACGGCTTAATATTAAGACGAACAAATGATGAGTTAAGAGAGATTATTCACAAGTCTCAAGAATTATATCCAAAAGCTTTTCCGGGAGCTAAATGGATGGAAAAGAAGAGTCAATGGACTTTTCCTTCTGGGGCTAGAATATGGATGACATACTTGGAGCAAGAAAAAGATGTATTACGTTATCAAGGACAAGCCTTTACTTATATTGGCTTTGATGAATTAACACAGTATCCGACATCGTATGCTTGGGATTATTTACGTTCGAGGCTTAGAACTGCAGATACCTCCCTCCCAGTCTATATGCGAGGGACAACCAACCCCGGAGGACCCGGACACCAATGGGTTAAAAAAATGTTTATTGACCCTGCTCCGGAAAATAAAGCGTTTTGGGCAACGGATATTACGACTGGCGAAACATTAAAGTATCCAAAAGGACACTCTAAAGAAAATGAGCCATTGTTTAAAAGAAGATTCATACCTGCTAAATTAGTTGACAATCCATTTCTATACGAGCAGGGAGACTATGAAGCCATGTTGTTGTCTCTACCAGAGACACAACGTAGACAACTATTGGAGGGAAGTTGGGATGTGGCAGAAGGTGCAGCGTTTGCTGAATTTGATAGGCGATTTCATACTATTGAGCCATTTCAAATTCCAGACACTTGGAGAAAATTTAGGGCGTGCGATTATGGATATTCTTCGTACTCTGCAGTCCTATGGTTCGCTGTTGACCCAGCGACTGAGCAATTATTTGTATATCGTGAAATGTACGTTACAAAATACACTGCGAAAGATTTGGCGTATGCTATCTTGGAAGCTGAAAAGGGGGATGGTCAGATTTCGTATGGTGTACTCGACAGTTCGTGTTGGCATAAAAGAGGTGATACGGGTCCTTCCTTGGCAGAACAAATGATTTCAGTAGGTTGTAGATGGAGACCTTCAGATAGAAGTAGAGGTAGTCGTATTGCAGGAAAGAACGAAATACACAGAAGGTTAAAAGTTGACGAACTTACAGAAGAAGCAGGATTAGTTATATTTAATACATGCACTAATTTAGTAGCACAACTACCTATAATACCTTTAGATAAAACTAATTCAGAGGATATTGACACAAAAGCAGAAGACCATTTGTATGATGCTTTGAGATATGGTATAATGACAAGACCAAGGTCTAGG